GACGGCTCGGCCATCAGCTTCAGGTTGTCCGGCGACAGCATCTGTTGGACTTGCGGCGGCATCGGCGCAGGCGGCATGCCAGGTTGCTGCGGCTGCTGCGTCATCGCCTGCGCCTGCTGAATCTGCGCCTTCTCGGCAGCCATTAGCAGCTTGACGCCGGACATGTCGCGGATCGTCTCAAGCGAGAAATGGCCGCCGATGATCTGGCCCATGATCTGAATGACGTTGCTCGCGAAGCGCTGGATTTCGCGCTGCTTCTCGTCCAGGCGCATCGTGACGAAGCGCGTCTTGATGGTCTGCGCGGTGGCAGTCTCGTTCGGGTTGGTCTGGCCGCGGAGGATGTCCGACATGCCGGTAATCTCGTACAAGTCTTGCTTGACCTTCTCGCGGGCCTCGTACAGATGCAGCAGCGTCTGCGCGATCTCTTGAACCGGCAGCAACTCCATGACGCCTTTTAGGCCGCCCTTCTCTGCGTGGACAGCCCACTGATCGACCGGGATCAGCTCATTCTCGACGCCTTCCGTCAGCAGCCGCTGCAGGCCCTGCGCGGATGCATCCGACACGCCGACAACCTTGATCGCCTTCACAATCGAGGCGATGCGGGCAGTCAGCTCGTCCATCTCCGCAGCCTGGTCCTGATACTGCACATAGTCAGGAACCGGGATCAGCGAGTCATTTCCGAGCGTCGCGTGGATCGGCTTCGGGCAGGGGAAGAAATGATCGAGCTTCAGTGGGTCGTCGCGCACATCCAGCGCGGTCGGGTGCATCTTCGACAGCCAGATAGCCTGCTTGGACTCCTTGTCCCACAACTCGTAGACGGTCGCCTTCTTCAGCGATTCGCCTACCTTCTGATCGTTCAGCCCCTTCGGCGTGAAATCGAGCGGTACTTCGTTGCCGACTTTCTCGCCAAAGCGTTCGACCAGCTCTGCGCGGGTGAGATAGACCTTGCGCCATACGCAAGTCACCTCTTCCCAGGTGCGCGCCACGTTGTGGCCGAAGTCCTGCCAGTGAACGTAATCCGGCACAGCCTCTTCGTAGACGACTTCCTGCAGCCGCTCAGCATCCTCGTCCGTCTCAGCGTCGTCGGTCAGTTGCACCGATTCGCCATGCTCGCTGCCTTCCAGCCCTTCAGACACATCGCGCAGATGCGGCACATAGCGCACCCAGGCGGTGCCGCGGCCGGTCAGCAGGTAGTCCAGCACGCCCTGACGCATCACGCTGCCATAGGCATACGTGTTCACGCTGTACGACAGGCAGCGCTCAAGCACATCAGCAGCGACGCGACCGACAGCATCGGCATCCTTGAAGCGGCGCTCGACTTCGGGCTTCGGCGTCTGCGCATACAGCGCCGGCTTCAGCGTCTCGACGTTCGACCACAGGATGTTGAAGCGCGACTTGCTGTTTTCAGCCGTGTTGCGCTCATCCTTGTAGCGCTTGATGATGTTCTTCGCGCGCTTTTCCCAGGATTCCGCCTCGCGCTCGTAGGCTTGGATGACCGGAACCCATTTCGCCGTGATGTCGTCCTGCGTTTGCTCGATGATGGGTTCCATGTGTCCTATATCCTGTTGCGCGGCGCCGGCCCCTTATGCGTAGGCCAGAACACCTCGTTTGCTGTCATTTCATGCAGCCACCTTGGCGGCTCGGTCTGCGGCACCTTGCGCACATAGGGGCGAGACATGCAGGCATATCGCCATTCGTCAGCGGCGTGATCCTCCATGTCGGAGTTCAAATCTTCAGGGCGATCTGTGTCGTGCTGTAGAACGGGAATCGTGCGGATCGAGTCAAGACACGTCGAAAACGTGTAGATCATCGGCACATCGTCCTCGCCTAGCAGTCTGGCGCGCATCTGATCCCATCCGCCGATTGCGCCACGCTGAGATACACGAGCATTGTCGGCAGGGCGAAACTTGATCTTGTTGCCGCTGCCCTTGTAGATACGCTCCGCGATACTCGGCCCGCCATCAGAGCTGAAAGCAGCAGGATCGAGGACGCCATAACTGATTTCCCCGTCGCCGCGCTCCATTTGCGCAAGGCGTTCGCCAACCGCCTCTGCAGGCATCTTCAAGCCGGTATTTGCCATGCTTGTGCCGTCAGCGTTCTTCTTGCAGCCGTAGAACTCGCGGTAACGCACCAGGGCGCCGCGCGGCAGGATGACGCCATCGTGCGAATAGTCGTCTTGCACGATTGACCACCAGCCGAAGGAGAACGGTTTTGCGCTGCCCCAGTCGCCAGACCGGAAGCGTGTCCAGGTCTGCGGAATCTCGAATGGCCGTATCTCATGCAGCGTTTTTCGCCAGCACTCGAAGAAAGCGCCTTCGATGATTCCCCAATCGCCGTCCTTCATGGCTCGGACCAGGGAATCGCTACCAAGGCCCGACAGCCGATCCTCATAGGTCGGATCGTCCTTCGCCATACTCGGGTTGTCGGACAGGCGCGCTGGAATGTACTGCCGCAGCATGCCGCCCTCGCTCGGCGGCATCTGGCGCAACACCATCTCACCGCCATCGACGAAGGATTGCTTGACCCACTGATGGCCGATGTTGCCGGGATTTGAGCCGGCAATGATGCGCGGGATGACGTCACGGTACTGCAGCGGCACTTTCAAGCCTGGCGCGCGAACACGGCCACGCAGGAAGCGGTAAATCACTTCCGTGAAGTGCGTCAACTCATCAATAAGCAGGACATGGATTTCGGCGCCCTGATACTTGAAGCGGTCTTTCTCGTCCTTACAGTGGCATAGCCATATCTTTGCGCCGTTCCAGAACCTGATTTCATCGTCGCCCACGATCTTGACGAACCCATTGCCTTCCCATGGCGCGAGCAGCGTGCGAAATCCTTGCGGTCCTTCCAAGTGGTTCTTGATCAGGTCTTCGCGGATACGCCGGAACAGATACACCTGCAGCCCCGGTATTGCTGTGCAAAGGATGATTGCCAGAATCCGCATAAGGTGCGACTTGCCGCCGCCTGCCGCGCCGCCATACAGGATTTCCGTTGCCTTGCTGTGCAATACCTCACCCTGCTTCTTATGCAGGGAAACATCAATTTGCGGCAATACTGACATTTAGGATCGGCTGAACCTGTACGGGGCCACCGTCTTCGCCAGTAAGCTGCAGCGGCAGCAGCTTCGGGTAAATCGTCGTCCAGAATGCGCGCTCGTTGGCAGGATCTTCCTTCGCCCAAGCCACCAATCGTTGCGCACCACCCAAATCTTCCGCCGCCTGTGCAATGGCATCCTTCACCGCTTGCGTCGTTTTGTTTGGCGAACCTTTTGGGCGACCTGGACCAGGGCCAGGCAAGTTATTTCTGGTTTTTTTAACTGTTTCCGACATGTTGCACCTTTCGACCTTGATCGATGAAGGTAGGAATAAAAAAGCCCGCTACGTGAGCGGGCGAAGGCGCGATTACTCACGCGGAGGAGACACATGAATTAGTGAGCCGGCCGCGCTTAACTGCAAAAGTCGCAACACTGAAGCAGGGCCACCGGCTCGCCAATTCACGCGTAAACGAAAAAGGCCCGACATGGGATTTCCCATATCGAGCCTTGTGATAGTGGCCGGCGCTGATCTCCGGCATTGAGAAACAACGAGGCGCCTATGGAGGAAAACGCCTACATCGCCGCGCATCAGCCTGCGCATTCACTATCAAGGATGCAAGCTACCCCTTACCTAGCGTTGAATACGGTAACCGGTCCCGCCGCGCAGCGGCCGCAGCTTGCATGCTTCATAGTGCGTAAACGAGAAAAGCCGCAGTTACGCGGCTTTCTTTGGACGAGCGAAAACACCCATCAACATCGATTCTAACGGAAATAATGCGCGGTGGCAAAATGTTTTTTCATTTTTTCAGTTAAAACCGATTCGGCATCCCTCAGAACATCTGCATAGGTCAAATTCGGGTATCGCCACACGGACGGCGAGACACCGCACCGCTTCATGATCGCCCACCGATAATGACGCGGCAGATCGAAGATCATGGTTTCTACAGCCTCTGCAACCTTTATGTCTGCCATCAGGTATAGCGCCTGATTCTCATCGCCTTCACCAGTGCGGTCGCGGTGCTGGTCGGCCATGTCGTCAAACTTGCTGAGCTTTACCCAGATCGCCAAGCACTCCGTCAGCGGGTCCGGCTTGACGAACGATTCCTTCTGCACCTCTTCCTTTCTCACCCGTCGCAGCATCTCTTTTTCCCTTTCCCCTGGAAACTTCACATGGTTCGCTGGATCTCCCCGACGCCCGTAATATTTCTGCTCTCTTGCGTAGCTTCTTTCCTTTTTGTCGCGCACCATCAGTAGCTGGATGCGCTCCCACCCGTCCAGCGCGTCAGAATCTCGATCTGTGGACATACAGCTCCTGAGTGCGCTCCATTGCGCGGCGCATTTCCGGCGAAATCTTCAGCGGTCGCATCGCTGGCAGTTCTGCGGCTGCAGCGGTTGCCGGCTTCATCCGCATGAATATCCCGTCCACCTTGATCGGCTGCAGCAGCCCATCGCGCGTCAGGCGCTGCATCAGTACGCGAATTGCCGAGGTGCCGACTTTGAACTGCATGCCGACTTGGCTTGGCGCGTAGGGTTTGCCGGGCTTCATCCACGCGATCAGGACTTCCGGCGAAAGGGTGCGCGTCATGCGGCGATCCTGTTCGCAGCGACAATCGACTGCTGGAGCACGTTGAACGGGATACGGGCAAGCGATTCGTCCAGACCGCCAGCAGCCTTGCGCAGCGCCGCGATCTCATCGCCGTTGAGGCCGTACTTGCCCAGCCTGTCGAAACGGTCCTCAATCGCCTGCAATGCGGCCAGAGCGCCTTTCACGGCAACCGCGTCGTCGTCGGCGCGGTCTGCAATGCGAACCGGCGACTGGTAGTTGATCGCGTTCGCCATCGCCATCAGAATCCGCGCCAGGCGGCTTCCGGTTTCCTCGGTCGGATTGCTGACGAGCGATTCCACAGTCAGGTGGAGATCGAGCGCGAGCGGATTGCGCGTTGCCGCGGTCATCGGGACATGCAGCTTGTGCTTGTCCGGGTTGTAGCGCTTGCGCGGCTTGCGGCTGTTTGCCATTACATTTCTTCCCAATTTGTACTTGTTATGAAGGCGATCGCCTCGTCTACGCTTTCCACTACTGCCACCTGGCCGCGCCATTCGGAGTGGAATTTCTCCTCGTCCGGCGTCAGTTTTCGTGCGCTCGGCGCCTTGTTGCCGTCCTTGATCTCGATCAGCGCGTTCTTCCCCTTGTATCCAACCGCGATGTCAGGAGCGCCGCGGCCTATCGTGTGAAGATGGAGGACGCTTGCGCCGAGCTTGCGGAGCGCCTCCACGATGGCTGGCTGATTGGCGTCAACGCGGGCGAGCTTCAACGCTGCACGCCTTCCAGACGATCCGCGACCAACTTGGCGTAGCCAACGATGTCGTGCCACGAGTCGTGGTAGTCGGGATCACCATTCAGAATTCGGCCGATCTTGTGCTGCACCATCTCCAGCGCTTCGGCCTGGTCCGGTTTGAGCTGGCTCCACTTTGGCGACGCGCGCATGGCGTCCTTCAGGCGCTGCGTGATTTCCGCATGGCCGGTGAACTTGCCGTAGCGGCTGCCGCGCTCGTCCAGCGTGGCATCGATGCCAGTATTTGGCGCATCGGTTTTCCGGTTGCGCTGCCCGTTGTCCGGCGCCGGCTTGTAATCCGGCAGCGGCGGCAGGCCATACTGCTCGCGCAACGCCTCCCGGACTTCCTTCATGTGCTTGTCGCTCATCTCTCTTCCCTCCGCTGTTGTTCCGCTTTCCACATTTCCGCTGCTGCTTCCCGTAACTGCTTCGCTGCTTCTGCGCCGCGCTTGTCGCTGACTTTCGCCAGGTAGGCTTCGGATCGGCTGCGATTCAGCCGGCGCAGGGCGAGGACATGGCGCACCTCGCATTCATGGCGCCATTCCTCGTCGGCTCTCAATCGAAGCCCCTGCTGCGCGGCTTCTCGCGCTGTTCGCTCGGTTGCCACGGCGTCGCCAGATCCTCGAAGCGGGTCTGATTGCCTATGTAGGTCAGGCCGACGATTCCCGGCTCGCCCTGTCGCTGCTTTGCGGTGATGACCTCGCACACGCCCTTGTCCTGGCTGTCGGGGTTGTAGACCTCATCCCGGTACAGGAAGATGACGTTCGCCGCGTCCTGCTCGATGGAGCCGGAAACCGCAAGGTCGGAGAGCATCGGGCGCTTGTTGTTGCGCTCCTCGCACTTCCGGTTCAGTTGGCACAGCAGGACGATGGCGATGTTCAGTTCCTTGGCGAGCTGCAGCAGGCCGCGCGTGTACTCGCCCACCACCTCCCAGGACTTGTCAGAAGCGCCACCAGTGATAAAACTGAGTTGGTCGATGACCAGGACATCAAGGCCCTGCTTGCGCTTGACTGAGCGCGATTTAGCGCGGATGTCGAGCATGTTCAGCGCGGTCTGATCATCGATGTACAGGTTCAGGTCTTGCGCGCGCTGGAAGGCGTGCGTCATGTTGTTGAAGCGCTCGCGGTCTTCCGGCGTCTTGTCGTTCGGGCGGCGCAGCCAGGCAATCGGCAATTTCCCAAGCGCGGCAATCAGGCGGTCGTTCACCTGATCGCGGCTCATTTCCATCGACAGGAACAGGCTGCTGCCCCACTCGGAGACATTGCGCGCGATGCCGAGGCCGAATGCGGTCTTGCCCATTGCCGGACGGCCGGCAACCACGGTCAAGGTTCCGCGCTCTAGGCCACCATCGAGGCGGCGGTCCAGGTCGGCAAAGCCGGTGGAAATCGGCTTGATCTTGCCGTCCATGCGCGCCTGAATCACATCGACGTAGGAACCAAGCATGTCGTTCAGGCGCTGCGGCTCTTGGCGGGTCTGCTTCTGCGCGAGCGCTTCCACCCTGGCGGCGAAGCGGTCCACGATGGCATCAGCCGGCTCCAGCGACGAGCGCATTTCCATCATTTCGCCGCCGATCGCTGCGATTCCGCGTTTCAGCGCGCGGTCCATCACGATCTCGGAATAGCGCAGGATGCCGGCCGAGGACGCGGTATTGGCGCCGATCTGCGTCAGGTAGTGCAGGCAGTCGTCCACCCTGCCCTGCAGCGCGGAAAAAAGGGTGATTGGGTCTGCAGTCTTGCCGGCGCCGACTTGCTTGCAGATTTCCTCGAAAATCGCCCGGTGGTCGGCACGGTAGAAATGCTCGGCCTTTACGTCAGGGATGCGGAACAGCGATTCGTTGTCCAGCATCAGGGCGCCAAGCAGGGATTGCTCGGCATAGATGGCGTCGTTGGCGTTTGGCAGATCATTGGCTTTCATGCTTGTCCCCTGTTTTCATATTTCGCTTCGCGGATCTTGGTAAAGTTGCCGGACTTGGTAATCCACTCAAGGTCAGCAAAGAACGGCTTCCCGCTTCCTTTCCCAACGAGGAAGTCGCAGCTGCGGACGTATTCAAAGAAGCGCCTCCAATAACTCAGGTTCTGGCGTTTCTCGTCTTCATTCCACCTGGCGCGCAGTTGGGTTGCTCTTGCAGGAGTCCAGTCACGGACTTGAGGACACATCGGCAGGATCTCGTGATAGAGCGCGATGATTTCTTTGTGCGGGCAGTCGGTTTTTCTTCTGCCGAGAAGCGCGGCGTCAGCAGCGCTGATGCCAACTAACCCGTCAGGGTTAGTAGATGGTTCAATTCCAGGTTCAACTTCCTGGTTTGTAGCCAGATTTTGACCCACCCCCCGGCCAGATTTTGACCCACCCCCCGTCAGGTTTTGCCTTACCCCGTCAATATTCAGCAGGTACTGATTAGGCAGAGAAACCCCTTCTTCCGACTTGTGAATGATGGTCAGATAGCCAGCTTCCTGCAGATCACGGAGATGGTTCTTTAGTGTAGAAACGCCCATCGAGCATTCATCTGCAAGCCGCTTATGGGATGGATTGCACTGTCCGGTATGCCCATTGGCATGGTTCGCCAGCATCAGCAGGGCCAGCTTCTGCCCGGGGCATTTGCATTTCTGCTCGACTGCCCATGCCATCGCTTGAAAGCTCATTGCAGACCTCCGTTCAGGCGGTCGCATTGCTCCTGCGCTTGCTGCTCAGTCCTGCAGATCAGTGCCAGCGTCGGCACGTTTTCCAGCCCTGGCGTCGGATAGACGACGAAGAATTCGCCTCCCTGCTGCAAGACCGTGTGTTTGTTTGTTATACTCATTTCCATTCGGCTGATCCTTCCAGTTGAATCACGACCCAGGCTGTTGCTGCAGCGCTGGGTTTTTGTTTTAGGCCGGCCCCTATTCCAGCCCCGCTAACTGCCGGCATTCAGCCAGCAGATCCATTTGCGATCCGTACTTCTCCTCGAATCGCGCTTTCCACGGATGCACGGCGATTACCCCGCTTCCGTTGTCCTGGTGGTGGTTCGCGCAGAGCGGCAGCACTTTCTGATGCGCGCCTGGCTTGCTGCGTCCATCTATGTGGTGAATCGCTATCCACGGATTTACGATGCCGTCCTTCCGGCAGGCGATGCAGCCGATGGATGCCAGCGCATCCCACAGCTTCTGATCCGCCTTCGTGACGGCGCGGCCCTTCATGCGGCCCGCCTCCGGCAATCAGCGCACACATCGCTGCCCTCGATGAACCGGCCCGAGCTGCGGCGCTGTCGGCATTTGCTGCACTGACGCTGCGTCATGTTGAAGACGACCATGCGCGAGGTCTTTTCGCGGTATTGGTCGGCCAGCAGGCGCGGATCGTTGGTCGGGCGGTTCATGCGCCCTCCGGCTTGTGGAAGATGCCGCCAGGGCCGAACAACTCTTGCAGCTGCTTATTTGCTTCCTCGTTGGCCTTGATGTGCTCAGGCGAAGAAGAAAGCCCACGCCGCCGCATCTCGCACGGGCAGAATGGCTCACCGTATACAGGCCCCATGCAGGCGCAGAAGCTGAAGTTTTCGATGACTTCGTTCATACACCCTCGCGGCAGTAGAGCTTGAACATCACCGCGGTCATCGTGGACAGCGTGCGGTGCATGTCGTTGGCGATGCGCTCCAGGTCGGCGCGCTCGCGCTTGTCGATCTCGCCGTCAGCGGTTGCGGACTTGTAGGTGGCCGAGAGCTGGCCGAGTTCGGATTGCAGATCGCAGAACTGGTCGAACAGGTCTTCGCGGCCCGTTATTTCGATGTCTGGATGCCTCACGAAGGATCCGCCACTGGCTTCTGCGACTGCTTCTGCGAACTTGGTCGTATCGGAGATTTGCTGCATGCGCAGCGCCTGGCGGACGGTGAATTCCTGCTCGCGGCGCTCATAAACCCGGTTGTCGATGGCAGACTCAGACAGGCCCATCAGGGTCGCGGTATCAGCGATGCCCTGAACTTTGATCATGTCTTGGTAGGCTTTGCGCAGGCTCACAGGATTCTCCGTACTTGTGTGTTTGTTATGTTTTGTTTCAGAAACTAAACTTGTCTCATTCGCTATACAAAAGGTTGAACAGATGAGACAGCAGGCGCAAAAACACGAAAAAAATGAGCATTGCTATAATGTTTTGCGCTGCGTCAACGGTCTGTTTCGCCGTCTGTTGAAACCATTGGTTGAATCAGTTACTGTGGGGATGTGGCCCGAAAACATCTGGGCGAAGTTCGTGTCGAGAAATGCCAGAACAGCGTTCAATTGCAACGCAACGGCCGCTTGGCGCGCGATTTCGAAGCCATTTACTAACAGCTTGAGGAGAAACCCCGCAGGCACGTGCCATAGCAGAAGTTCCGCCAGCGTTTTCAATCGCCCTTGCAATGGGTGGAATTTTTGTGTCCATGCGTCATTAAACCACGGGTTGAATTACCATGCAACAGCAACTAAACCTCATCATGGTTAAAAAACGTCCTCCATTCCGAGAGAATGCGGACATGAGCAAAAATTCTTACACTGCGGAACTAATCGGACGCCGCCTCACCGAGATGGGTAAAACGCAGGAATGGCTGGCGGAAAAAGTAGGCGTATCGATCAACGCTGTCTCTAAATGGACACGCACAGGGCAGATCAGTCGGGATAACGCGATCCTGACTGCGCGCGCCCTGGGCCTCACTGTTGGCGAACTTCTACACGAGCAGCCTGAAGACATGAAAAAGGAAAAACCCGAAAGCGGGTCGCTTCACTTGGTTTATCTCACGTCGGACGAACTTAAACTTGTGACGCTCTACCGCGAATCCACGCAAGTCGGTCAGGCGATGCTCATCGCAGCTGCAAACGCGGTAGACAAGATCGCCCAGGCCGACGAAAAATCAGCCGACAACTAAGCGCAAAGCCGGCGCTTTCTGCTTCTGGTTCGCTGCGTTGTAACTCTGCAGCACGCGAACCATCGCCCTTCTCTCTCCAATAGTCCTCATGGCCGCCAGTGCGCGGCCGACCTCAACCAACAGTTGACGATCCTCCGCCGAATGCCGGTAGAAATCGCGGATCGCTTCTTCTTCATTCTTCATTGCCAGCTCGACCACACATCCCCCAAGTACTGTATTTTTAAACAGTATAAGTTATCCTTCAGAAATACTCTACTGAGTAAACTGTTGAATTTCAACCGTCAAATCGTAACTTTCTTGTTCTAATTCAAGATTGCCGGATGGTATTGGACACATGTTTTAATTAAACCGCAAGCAATAATTTCTTTGACACGTAATTTCAACCTATGGTTTAATAGCTCTACCGGCAAACGCTATGCGCCGGCATCTATCGGGCAGCAACCCGCACACATAGGAGGAAGTACCGTGATACCGCAAACCGATTACGCCAGCGATCCCGCCGCACTGGCCGACCTGCTGGAGCGCGTCGTCTTTGGCGACGAAAACAAGATCCACGGCAGGCAGCTTCTGCTGGTGCGCAACGCGATTGACGACCTGCGCGGCAAGGGGCTCAGCGCGATGGAGCGCCGCAGCCTGATGGAAGCCACGGCAGCGCGTCGCAAGTTGCAGAAGGTGAGCATCACCATGCGCGGCTTGGAGTTCTGGCAGCTCTACGCATGCGTCGAGGGCGCCAAACGCTTCGATTGCGGATCGGATACGGACATTCCTTTGATCGTCTACTACTGGACCGACTACAGCGATGGCAGGCCGGAACTGTGCCTGCACGAAGTCGTCAGCCCTGCCCCAATCGTGATGCATGGCGAATACTGCCACCACGTCATCCACGCGTACGAGCCGCTGCTGTTCGACATGTGCCAGCACCTGCGAGGCGTCATCCGCGAGCGCGCCGAATGCGAGGTCTGCGAAGCGGAGGCCGCGTAATGACTGCCTACACCCGCCTGGATGTTTTCTGCACGTTAGCCGCTCTCGCCCTGCTGCTGATCTTCGTGGAGGCTATCAAATGAAGGCCAAATTCAAGCTGTTCAACTACTTCCGCAGCCTCGGCTACTGCTACGGAGCCGCCTGGCATGAGGCTAAACGCCATTCGAGGCGCTATGGACGATAGCGGCGGCGCTGAGTGGCGCCAACTGGAAGAGATCGAGCATTTGCACTGGCACGAGACAAAACAAGAGGAGAGAAGGAATGGAAATCAGGAAAGCGGAACGAAAGAAGGCGAAATTGCGACTCGGCATAGCGGCTCCAAGCGGCGCAGGCAAAACCTACAGCGCCCTGTTGATGGCATTCGGCCTGGGTGGGAAGGTTGGCCTGATCGACACTGAACACGGCAGCGGCGACCTGTACGCGCACCTTGGCGACTACGACATCATCAGCATTGAGGCGCCGTACACCATCAAAAAGTATCTGGAGGCGATCAAGGCATTCGAGGAAGCCGGATACACGACCATCATCATTGATTCGCTTTCCCACGCATGGGCCGGCGATGGCGGCCTGCTCGACAAGCAAGGAAAGATCGCGGATTCCGGCAAGGCGAACGGCTTTGCGGCCTGGCGCACGATCACGCCGGAGCATAACGCGCTGGTCGAAGCCATGCTGCGCAGCCCCTGCCACATCATCGCCACGATGCGCGCCAAACAGGAATACGTCCTGGAGACGAATGACAAGGGCAAGCAGACGCCGCGCAAAGTCGGCATGGCTCCGGTACAGCGCGACGGCATGGAATACGAGTTCACGGTCATGCTCGACATCGACATGCACCACGTTGCGACCGCGAGCAAAGACCGAACCGGCATGTTTGACGGCCAGTATTTCAAGGTGAGCGAGGAAACCGGCAAGACCCTTTCCGCATGGCTCAACACTGGCATCGAGCCGCCGAAGTTCGCGGATTTCGTTGCCGCGATTGACGCCGCCGCCACGATGGAAGACCTGAGGGCCGCATACATCAAATCGGTACGGTTCGCCGGCAGCGATCAGGAAATGATCGACCAATTCACCGCGGCCAAAGACCTGCGCAAAGAACAGCTTACCCCTCAACCAGCCTAAATAGGAAAACTCATGGCTTCCGTAAACAAGGTCATTATCGTTGGCAACCTTGGTCGCGATCCCGAACTTCGCTACATGCCTAGCGGCGATGCCGTCGCCTCCCTCGCAGTCGCCACCACCGACACATGGAAGGACAAGCAAACTGGCGAAAAGAAGGAGCAGACCGAGTGGCACCGCATCAGCTTCTTCGGGAAGCTGGCAGAGATCGCCGGCCAGTTCCTGAAGAAAGGCAGCCAAGTCTACGTCGAAGGCTCGCTGCGCACCCGCAAATACACGGACAAGGATGGCGTCGAGAAGTACGCCACTGAGATTCGCGGCGATGTGATGCAGATGCTCGGCAGCCGGCTAGAAGGTGGCAGCCAGCCGGCGCCGCGTCAGCAACAGCAACGCCAAGCGCCGCAGGGCGACTTCGCGGGTGAAGACATCCCATTCTGACCTGATACGGAGGCGGGCTTCGGCCCGCGACACCATGACATCAATCACCCTGTACGAAATCGCCAAAGAGTTCCGGCAGATCACCGATGTTCTGATGGATGCGGGCTGCGATGAGCAAACCCTGCTCGATACGCTGGAAGGCGAACGGTGGCCGCTGGAAGTGAAGGCGCAAAACTATGCGTTCGTCATCCGCAACCTGGAAGCCAGCGCTGAAGCCATCAAGGCCGCAGAGAAGCAGATGGCGGATCGGCGCAAAGCCATCGAGAACCGAGCGCGCTACATGGCCGAGCGCCTGAAGACCGGGATGGAGATTGCCGGCGTAAGCAAGCTGGAATGCCCGTACTTCGCCATCAGCATCCAGAAGAACCCGCCTTCCGTCGATGTGTTCGAGCCAGCGCTAGTGCCTGCCGAGTTCATGACGCAGCCCGAGCCGCCGCCAGCCGTGCCGAACAAGGCCGCGATCAAGGATGCCATCAAGGCAGGCCGCGATGTTCCCGGCGCGATGCTGGCTCAGGGTACGAGGCTGGCAATCAAGTGATTACCGACGACAAAGCCGAAGCCGCGCTCGAATACCTGCGCGTGAATGCCCCCAAGGCAGCGCGCGCAAGGGCAGAACGCGTCTACATGGAAGAGTACCGCAAGACCGTCAAATCGAACGTGATGCAGCAGCACTTGGACAAGGCGCTCGCAGCTCAGGAGCGCGAAGCCTACGCCAGCGAGGAATACAAGACGCACCTCGAGGCCATGCGCGACGCGATCCAGGCCGACGAGCTGAACCGATGGGGCATGGTCGCGGCCACCGCAACGCTTGACGCCTGGCGCACCGAAAACGCGAACCGCCGCGGCGAACAGAAGATAGGGTAACTATGAAAGTACAGAAAGCCAGCCACGATTCCATTCTCCCCTCTCGCGCCACCGAAGGCGCCGGGGCGTATGACTGCTACGCCGACATGGACGCCGAACTGTATCCCGGCGAGTCGCAGAAAGTGCTGCTCGGCTTCCGCGCCGAAGTGCCGGCCGGTCATGTCGCGCTGCTGGTTCCGCGCTCATCTACGGGTAGCCGCGGCATGCACCTGGCGAACGGAACCGGCGTGATCGACAGCGATTTCCGGGGCGTGTTCATCGCCAACATCATCAACCGCTCGGACGACTGGATGAAGATTCAGCGCGGCGACCGGATCTGCCAGATGCTGATCGTGCCTGTCGCCCTGCCGGAATTGCTCGAGGTGGATGCGCTGAGCGAAACAGCGCGCGGCGAAGGTGGTTTCGGCTCGACGGGGGTGGCATGAGCGTCCGCTTGGTATGGGCGACGCCGAACGCCGAACAGCTTATCTCCGACATGGCGCGCGTGAGCAATCCGGTGAACCAGGGCCAGCCGCCTGGAAAGTTGCTGGCGTACTGCGTGCGGAATCAGCACTGGTCGATATTCGAGATGGCGAGCGCATGCTTCGAGATCGAATGCCCGCGAGACATCGCGCGGCAAATCCTGCGGCATCGCAGCCTGTCGTTCCAGGAGTTCTCGCAGCGCTATCAGTCCGTCGATGTGCTGCCCTCCCCTGCCCTGCGCGAGCTGCGGCTGCAGGATACGAAAAACCGTCAGAACTCCATATCTGTAGAGGATGTGGAACTGTCGATTTGGTGGCAGAACGCGCAGGCGGATGTGCTCGATCAGTCGCGGGAACTGTACAAGCGAGCGCTGGCGAAGGGAATCGCCAAGGAGCAGGCCCGCGCATTGTTGCCGGAAGGGCTGACAACCAGCCGCATGTATGCCTCTGGGACTGTCCGAAGCTGGATGCACTATTGCAAGCTGCGCACCGAGGCTGGAACGCAGCGCGAGCATCGGGACATTGCGCAGGCCATCAGCGACCACATGGCGGAACTGCTGCCGCTGTCTTGGGCGGAGTTGCAGCATGGAGCCTGACCGCCCCACCCTGCCGCGCAATGGCTGCTATGACCGGGCGCCGCTACAAAATGAGGTTTGGGTCCGTACTGGATGGTTCGGATTTCACAGCTTCAATGACGGGACGGTGCTAAAGCAGCCGAAGTTTACCAAGATTGCCAACCCGATGACGAAGGATTGCCAGTACAGCCGGACGACGGCAGACCCGCGCTGCGATGGGTGTATCTGGCAACAGGAGTTGGAGATTTGAGTAAATGAGTTGCTGAGTTCTTGCTCATGGACTCAGTTGCTCAGTCACTTATATACTCACTCACACAATAACTACATGTGAGTGAGAAATGACTATTTTGGCAATCCTGAACCAGAAGGGAGGTTCAGGGAAAACAACCATCTGCACGAACCTCGCCGTGGCTCTGATCGAGCGCGGCTATACCGTCACTATCCTGGACACTGACCCGCAGCGCTCTGCGTCTAAGTGGAATGCCGTGCGAGATCCAGACAGCCAGCTTCCGGTTGATCAGGTTGTAGAGGCGAACACGCTCGTTTCAAACGCCAGAATCAAGGCAAAAACCTATGATGTCGTGATGATCGACGGCGCCGCAGTGGTTCAGGACTCGATGGCGGCAGCGATCAAGGCAGCCGACGCCGTGATTATTCCTTGCATGCCTGGCATGAAAGACCTGTGGGGAACGACCGGAGTCGTAGATATTCTGCAGGCGCGATATACGGTTACGGACGGAATCCCGAAAGCCGCTTTCGTAGTCAGCAATGCCGAAAGAGGGCGGATTTTGTCGCGGGAAATCGCGGACAAGCTTCTTGAACTGAACCTGCCAGTTCTCGACACGCAGATTCACCATTTGGAAGACTACAAAACGGTCGATCTGGCAGGGCTTGGCGTCACGGAACTCGCGCCGAACGGGGCGGCATCAATGGAAATGACGAACCTGATTGATGAGCTGATCGAGAACGGACTGCTAGAGGCTAAGCATGCGGCACCCACTGAAAAAGCTGTCTGAGGTAAACCTGCGGCCAGAACCACATGTGCAGGCCGTAATCGAAACTCAGATACTCAATTCTCCGGAGAAACAGGTATCACCCGTGATCCCTATCGCACCGAAAACCATGCGACTGAATTGCGATGTTGATGCCGACCTATACACGGAGGCGATCATCAAGGCCAGACGGCAAGGAAAGAAACTCTCTGAGGTCGTGCGCGATCTGTTAACCGAGTATTTGAGTAAATGAGACGGGGAGTGATGAATCAAATGAGTCAACAGGACGACCTGTTTGCCGATCCCGAAAGCCTGAAGGCCGAACTTGCCTGGTTCCACATATTCCGCGCCATGATCCATTCTCCAGAGTTCGCAAAGATGGAAGGATCAGCGGTGAAGGTGTATCTCGTCATCAAGGCGCACACTAATTTTCAAACCGGCGCCGCATTCCCAAAGATCGAAACCATCTGCGAGAAGGCTGGATATTCTGAGCCGCAGGTGAAACGCATATTGAAAGACTTGGTAGAGCAGGGGTTGATAACGAAGTCGAAGGAAGGCCGTCATAACACCTACCGCCTGAGAGAACGCGTGGAGATCCAAGACGAGAAAGGCCGGCCCGCGGCTGTCGCCACCTGGGATTACCTGCCAGGCGCAGTTCAACAAGCCGTTGCTGAACTACGGCAGGTATTGGTAACTGGCAAACTGGGCGGCGCGAATATCGTTCACATCGAGAAGCTGCAGATCAACGTGAACAACCTGCACGACAACGCTGTGAATTTCAATGTGCAGCAATTCATGGCTGACATCGACAAGCTGCCTCCGAATATGCGTGCAGCAGCTCGTGAAGCCCTGGATCGAAAAGGCCGCGAAGACGGCGACGACCATTCTTCTTTGAAGTAAACATCTCTTCTTATTAGGGTGTCACCCATGATACCCATCACCCGCCAATAGGTATCACCCACGATACCTATTGTGTTATTCACAGATCACCCATGATACGTATCACCCATGATACCTATTGCGGTGTGGATAACTTTTGCTGAGCCGATGGTGAGCATTTACGGGAACATTACTCGATCAATTTTCCTTGTAAACTGTTTGAATTGTGAGTATGATTTCAATATGGATGAAGCAGCGAAAAAGCGCGGCGGCGCGGGACGCGGGCAAGGGCGCAAGCCGCTGGTGAAGGGGCCGGCAGTATCGTTTCAGGTTCGAGTATCCCAGGAACAGCGCGACAAGCTTCTGCGCTTAGGCGGCGGCAAGTGGGTCAGAAAGAAGATAGACGAGGAGAAAGAGGAATGAAGCTATCCGAGGAAACGCAATCGGTAATCGGCAGTGCCTTAGTGCAGCGACGCGAATACTGCCGCGCCAAGTTGGAAGCGTCGCATCGGACGATGCAGGGTAAAGAGGCGGATGCCGAAGCGGCATTCTGGCGCGGGCAAATCACGCTGGCAGAGACGGCGCTGAGCGAGTGGTGGTCGCGGAATCAGGAATGACGCCTAAGAGACGAAACCGCAGGATTATGTCAATTCGGCATCCTGCTTTACGGGTAACAGATTACACCGAACAGAGGGAATATGGGCAAGGTGATTGGTTTCGATAAGGCAAGGGGAGAAAAGCAGGAACCGCCACGCGAAGTGTGGGTAGTTTCCAGTCCGACAGGCCCTGACTTTGTCGCCAGCTATCGAGAAGCAGCAATGGAGCACGCATCAGAGCTGGCGGGAGAATTCCCGGAAAGCGGCCCATACCGGGTGTGCAAGTACGTCGCCGTGCCGTTCGCATAATGGCTGCGATGAGGCTGTATGTCAAATGCAAACAAAATGAAAGGTTCGCAGCATGGATAAGACACAAATTGACCGGCTGATCTACCAGCATACCGGAATTCGGGAAGACCAATTCCCCGATGAATACGAAGGGCAGTACAAGCTGTGCAAGGCAGTGATCGCGGAAATGGATGCCGAGTCGCAAATGTGCCTCCACCTGACCGTGGACGAGAATGCGAGCGTTGCCGCCCTCGCCGCAGCGCCGAGCGCCGCGCAGCAATGCCAGTACCCGAATTGCGGCTGCACTAGCCGAGCCACATGCACGTTCAACTATGCAGCGCCGAGCGCCGCGCCTACCATTCCAGTAGGCGAGATAATTGCCAACGATCCGGTACACGGCTGGCACATGCGTGCGCTGGTGGATTGGGAAGCGATTGGGGCGGGCACGAAGCTCTACACGCATCCTGCGCCGAGCGCCGCGCCTGGCGATGCGCAGACCGCCGAGGTGATGCGCATCCTTGCCGATCACGGCATCGGCATGTGCGACGGCGAAACCGTCTATCCGCATGAAGGCGAGGACGCGGAACAGTACATGGGAGCGATCCGGTCCATCGTGGCACGGTTTGCCGCCGCACCCGCAGCGCCGCAGCAGGAAGCCCCGCGCGCCGCGCTGCCCGCACCAATCGAGGCAGGCATCCACGATGCCATAGCAAACGGCACGGGCATGGTTCAGGTGAATGCTGATGGCTCGACAAAGCATATTCGCCACGAGGACACGCGCGCCGCGCTGCCCGAGGATGTCGATCAGCGCTTTTCGCTATTTTGCCGCGAATGCGACAAGCTGCCAGCACAATGCCGCTGCAAATGACAAATCGAATAGCCAATGCGAGATTTATTGCACCTGCAACCATAACCACTAGGCAGATAAGCCATCTTATCCATATGGGAAGTTTTGCAGAATAAAACGAGGATATGAAAAATGACCAACCGCGAATTGCTCGAAAAAGCCGCTAAGGCAGCAGGCTACATTGGCACTGTGACTGAGTACCCGAACGGGTATGCGGAAATGAGCCTGTCGAATTATTTCGACCCGCACGGTAGCAATGTATGGAACCCGCTGGTTAGTGATGGGCAAGCGTTGCGGCTGGCGGTGAAGCTGGAGCTTCGACTTGCCACGCACTGCAATCAGGAACAGGCGTATGCGCAATCTATCCATCATCCCGGTGTTTCGCTGGAAGATTGGAATGGCGATCCTTATGCAGCTACTCGTCGCGCCATCGTGCGCGCAGCGGCGGCGATTGCAGATGCGGGAGAACCGCAATGACCGATACCCGCGACGCCTTCGAGCGCCACTTTCAACTGTCGCAGCGGCAAGCCAAGCGCGACAACAGCGGCGAGTACATCGATGAGTTCGTGCGGGCGCGCTGGGAAGGCTGGCAGGCGGCGATGGCCGTCAAATTGCCCGAGATTGACGGCATTCCGAAAGAAGCCATGCAAGCGGCAAATGCGTTGCTGTTCGACATGATCGGAAAGCCTGAGTGGGATTTGCCTTGCGCAGCAAAACACATCATGGCGTATGCCGACAAGCAAGAGTGCGCATAATATCCATTCTGTTTAATCTTATAGAAAGAACAACAAAATGACCTTGATAACTCACGCAGAACATGAACTGAAAGCCATCGGCATGCTCGGCAGTGGCGATGAAATGAACGAAGCCATGAGCGCG